TAGAGGATGGAGTTGTTACACCTGCGGAATTAGCAGATACAGAAGAAATCTTAGAAGAAATGGAAAACCACATTCGCCAACTTCGAGAGGCGCTTAAGTCGGAAGCTGCAACTTATATTTCTAAGGTAAAGAAAGAAAAAGCCTGATCTGGTCCATCAGGCTAGTTAATTCAATTACTTGCTAGAGGAATCGAATATGCAAAACAATTTAGCAAATCAATCGGCTAATTACAACTTACCAGAATTTCTATCTGGTGACGTTGTTGTACTTACTGAAGAGTGCCGCACTTTTAAATCAAATGATTTGTTTGAAGTTAAAAACAAAACTTTGACTAGTTTATGGACCATCAAATCAGAGAATCATTTGATTCTAGTTTCTTCAAAAGAAATCCGCACAGCAACAGTTGCAGAACTTAATGCCAAACGCCGCCTAACAAAAGCTGAGCAAGCATTAGCGGAGGTGTCATGAGTACCTTTGAACAACAACAAAAGCATATTCAATCCTGGCATGAACCAGCATTAAGAACTTTGTCTGGTTTGTTGAAAAAACGGAAGGAAAATTTAGCCCGCCAAAACCGTGACGAAAAAAATGCTGCTGTAACACGTGATGAATTCATGCAGGCTTTGGTTGACGAGCATGGAAAACATGGGATTTATCTTATTCATGCTGGCCCGATCATCTCAAGTTTATATCGAGCTAAACGGATCCGCTATTTGGGTAGCACATTCATTCAGTTGAATGAAGAGGGGGATAAATGAGTCTAGATGCAACAGTTTGGGCTTGGAAAACCCGTCAAAAACAAAAGGTGGGTGGAGCATTAAAACCACTCAAAAAATTAGTCCTTCTTTCACTAGCCGATCGAGCTGGTGAAACACATGAATGCTATCCAAGTATTGCTCGTTTAGTTGATGACACGGAAATGGACCGTAAGACCGTTTTAAAAATCATTGATGAGTTAATTGAAGACGGATTTATTATCGATACTGGTAAGCGCGAAGGTAAAACTAAGCAGGTAAAAGTCTATCTTTTGATCGGAGTTAAAGGTCGGGAAACAGTACCAACAAAGGTACACTTTGACACTGAAAATGATGATTTAAACAATACCAACAATGGAACAGTTCCAACAACGGAACAGTTCCAACAATTCCATGAAAGAGTCCCAACAATTCCGTTAAACAGTCCCAACGTTGGGACACGGAATCTTTCAAAGAATCTATCAGAAGAATCTAAAAATAAAAAAACATGGTTGAGTTTGAAAAAACTTCGTGAAGAAATTCTTTTGGCAACTGATCAGGAAACTTACGAGCAGATCAAAAACGCGACTTGGTTCGATCGAGAGTTACGAGCATTTGAACTCTACAACGCCGAGAAGAATCTTTGCGATGAACTCATGAATTACCACTTTGCAGATTGGTTAATCAACGCATGTGGAAAATACCAAGCACGTGAACAATCTAAAAAACCAAATTCTGGAACGCAGGTCCGAGTCCCGCAGGGAGAATCAAATACTCTTAGTTCAAAACAGATTTACTCATTTGCTCAAAAACTTTCTGTACATCCTGAGTTTGCAAGCAAATACGCTGAAGGTAACGAGAGCTATGAACAACTTGCTGCACGTGTCGCAGTGAAACTTGCAGATCCAGAGCAACAACAAAAATTGATGCCATACCTCATTCAGGTTGGATTTCAACAAAAAGGTAAAGGAGAGGCGGCTTGAATAAATTCGAGATTTTAGCGTGGGGCTTATTAATTTCATTTTTTACAGCAGCTATTAGCGGTGCGGTGGTTTTGTGGTGGTTGGCGCGTAAAGAGCTAGATGAGAAAGGATATCGCCATGAGTAAATGCCAACACTGTGCAGTTGAAGAGTTAATAAATTCTTACGGCGGTTTTGCAGAAGTTAAGACTCTTTGTGAAAAATTACGAGGCCGATATAACCGGAGTGGGCTATCTAATACTGATTACAACGAGTTACTTCAATTAGAGAAGGCACTTGACCAAGCGAAGAAGTTTAATGCGGAGGGCGCAAAAAATGGACAGTAGGTGGATTGAAGCGCAACGCCGTGAAATGGAAAAGCTTATTTCACCAGAGCTAATCAAGTCGAGGAATTTAGCACGTCAAAGTTACTTCGATCATATGGAAAAAGAAATGGCTGACCACGTATCACGCTCAATTGAACCACTCAGCGGTAAAAAGCAAAGCACACTGGTTGAACTAAGGGAGTCAATTGAAAAACTGGCTCAGAAGTATAAACAAGATGCTCATTCTTCCAGCCTTTTTGGTGATCAGGATAAAGCGCGAGTTTATAACTGCTTTGCTAATCAATTGGACCATTTGCTGAAAGGTGGTGCTTGATGTCATCAGTCAGCATTGCTGAATACCGTAAGTTATTTCCTATTAAGAAAAATAAAAAGCGGCGTTCAGCAAAGCAAGTTGCCAGACAACCAAGTGTGGGTGAAATGGTTCTGGCAACGCATTTAAGAGCATGCAAGATAGGTTTTGAACAGGAATATAAGTTCCATCCAAAACGCAAATGGAGAGCTGATTTTCTGATTACTGGTACAAAAATTTTGATTGAGGTTGAAGGCGGGATCTGGAGTGGAGGCCGCCATACAAGGGGCAAAGGCTATATAGGGGATATGGAGAAATACAACTCCGCAGCAATGATGGGTTTTACAGTTTTACGGTTCAGCACAGAGCAAGTTAAGTCCGGTATAGCATTAAAGCAAATTGAATTATTAATTAAGGGTAAATAGGAAGGCGATTATGTTGGTTGAAAAGTTTGATTTTATTGAGTTACTTCGCCTTGCTATTGCTCAAGGCAAAGCTGAAGGAAAGAAAATTTCGAAAGATGTAGTTTTAGGTGAATTAGCGCTGTTATCGCCAGCTGCAAAGCTTTGGGCCACTGTCTTGATTGAAAAGGTTGATTTTGAGCGAATCGCAATAATTACCCCAGCACAAAAACAGACTGAAACTTTTTACAGTAAGTATGACTTTAATTTTCAAACCGAACGCCGTATTGAAGATATTCCGGGTAAGGTTGAGTTTGTTCGTGGTGAGATTAAATCAGGTAATTTTTTCCGAGCGCGAAATAAATTAGCGGTAGAGATTCATAAAGAAATGGTAAAGAAAAAATTTACCCCTACTAATGCCCAAGGTGATCTTACTAATCTGGCAAAAGGTATGGCTGAGATTATTTTGCGTGGCCATGTTTTTGTTAAAGCTATGTGTGGAGCATGCCAAGGAATAGGAAAACTTGAAACTTTTAATTCAAAGGGTTTTCCTGATGGGGCAAGGTTTTGTGAAAAATGTAATGGTACTGGTAAGCGACCATATACGTTAAATGAAAAAATGAAAATTGCAGGTATTGTTGCCACCAAGACTGCATATATAAAAAGCTATCAGAAGTTTGAGTTATTTGGAGAATCTATTGTTGCAGAATGGGAAAATGAAATTAGATCGCGTATTTCTCGATCATTCCGTTTTGAACTTCCTGATAGTCAAGAAACTTACGCTTGACAGTTGGGTATACACTTGAGTATAAAGATTTCTAAAATGGGCGAAATGTAAAGTAATCGCCAGAATGAATTTAAGAGCTCGCCAATCGGTGGGCTTTTTTATTTTGTGCTATAGTCCAGTCTAATTAAAATCTGGTACTTAAAATGAATATCTGTGTTGGTGGTGAACTTGACGGGCAAAAGATTGAAAAAGAAGGGCGATTGTTAAAAGCTTCAGATATCGACCCATCTTTTAAAACTGAGTACTACAAGCAAGTTTTTAACCGCGACAATACGGTGTTCCATTTCTGGTTGCCAATTGGATCTGACTTACATGATATGTCTGAGAAAGTTCTAAATATCCTTAGAGCACCTAAAAACTAGTTTTATCGTTTGCCGGACGTATTACGGCGCAAATGGCCCCGCTACATACTAGTTATTGGCGGGGTTTTTTATTAAATTTTAATTGAATTTGCTAAGGATAAAGATGTATAAAAATATTATAAAATCCAATAATTATATTATTAATTCAATAATTTATTTAAAATTAAATTAATCGAATTTAAACAATATTTACTTAGATGATGCATTAGGTGACTCAAATAAACATGATTTTAGGAGAATAATTAAAAAAACGGAGTACAAATGCTATGAATGAGAATGTAGAGCTAATAAATTACATTGATGTAGCTGAGACAGTTTACGAACGGGTATATGAAAATAATAAAATTTCAAATAATTTGATTGTTAATCTAAATCGCATTATGGCTGAGATAAAGAATCAAGCTGCAGAAAAAAGACTCAAATTGAAGTACAGCTCAATAGACTTTGAACATTGTTTAAGTTTGCCTTTAGTTGATCGCAAAATAAAAGTAGATTTAAGCCTTATACCTCATTTTGAAGATCGTGAAGAAAGTATTTTGTGGTTAACTAACTTTATTGGAAAAATTTGTGAGCCCAGAAAGATGCAAAGACAGAAAAAAAATCTTCATTAAGTACCTGTGAATTTTAGATGAACCGCCCTTAAAGCGGTTTTTTATTGCTAGTAGAATATTTAAGGTATCTTTTCTAATAGGCACATACTATTGAAGTGTTTTTAATTTATTTTTTAGATTGAAAAGATTGCTATTTAAGTAATTTAAATATAAAAATCTTTATTGATTGAGAGTAGTTGTTATACAGGATATTTATAAGGATTTTAAAATGACAATTATCACATTGCTCGATGTTAAGACGAAGAAGAAAGTGATAGTTCGGTCCGTAATAGACCCAATAGCAAGAATAGACAAAAAAGGGAATATACAAATTATTCAAATTCATAAATGGCTATATGATGAATCTGGAGATTTCGTTGATGAAGACTTATATGAGGCACTCAACAATGGAGAAGTTGGAATATACATAACTTTGCAGTATATGATCATTAATATTGAAAATTAATTATTTTTTATTTTTAGTCAGTTTGAGTTCTTAGTCTCTAGAGCCTAATGGTTACTACACATAAGACCTTATTAAGTATTACCTATTGATGGGCACATATTCTTTATAACTCTTGATAAGAAAAAAAATTATGTAGGCTACAAATAAAACTATTTAAAAAGAAATCTTTATCTATTTAAATATGAATATTTAATATTTTTAATTCAATCCCTATTGCTAGTGCTTAAATATTATGCCAATATGAAGTTGGAGATATTTCCGAATAGATATTTCCTATTTCAGGTCTAAGCGTTTTTTTTCGCTAAGCCCATTTCTGAATAAAAATAGGAAGTGGGCTTTTTTATTTTTAAATATTTCAGTATTATCAGTGTGTTGCTTTAAGTAACACTAAACCTTATTGATCAGCGCAAATATCAAAAAAAGGGGGAGCTTGCCTACTAGGCAAGCTTTTTAAATTGATGATTTAAACACAATAATCCATTTTAAAGCTCAATAGAAAGATCAAACTTCCATAGCTTTTATTTGTACTAATTTATTGAATATAATCGTTTTTATAATTTTTAAAATTTTCTTAAACTAAAAATGGAAAATTTCTTGTTGCAACATTGTTATAATAGGGCTACCTTAAGAAAAATACTTTATAAAAATGAGGAGCTGCTGAAATGACACAGTATCTCATGTTTGCGGAAAATATTTATAACAAAATTAAAGATGAGGAATTGTTTTCACATGACTGTATTGAAAATATGAACTTACTTATGACATGTATACGCAGAGAAATTAAGGGAACAAAATTTAAATTAAAATATAATTTTATTGATTTTGTTGAATTGTTTAGTAAACAATTAGATGAATGTAAAGTAAAAATAGATGTGAGTTTGATTCCTCCTCATAATTCAGAAGGTGAGTATATTTTATGGTTAGCTGGATTTATCGAAAAAATTACAGAAGGTGGACCTAAACCACCTCCGCCTATAAAGAAATTTATTCCAGAGTATATGAGCTTCAAATCTGAATTAGATTTTTTACCCTTAAATGAGGAAAAAATTCAAAACGAAGGTAAAGAAATTACGGATTACTTTAATTCAAAGCTTTATAAGGCAACTTTTAAGAAGTAATACTATATTGCCTGTGAGTTTAGCCACCGCCTTAGGGCGGTTTTTTTATGGGTGAGAATAATGGATTCTACAGAATACTTTTGGCTTACTCGGAAAAAAGAACCTAAAACCAAGCCTAAATCCAGACCGCTACCTAAAGCGAAGCAAAAATATCTCGAGGCTGAGGCAACACTTAAGGAAGAGCTTGAGGATTTGGCGATTGGATTTGAAAGTAAGTTTCAGCCGATCCATACCAAACACTGGCGCTTTGATTTTCATATAGTGAAATTGCGTTTGCTCATTGAAATTGAGGGTGGGCCCTGGTCTGGTGGGCGTGGTGGAAAGCTGTCAAATAAAGCATGGAATCTTGATCGATATGATCTTGCTGAAGAGATGGGATACAAAATAGAGCGCTTTCATCCAGATTCTATTTTGTCGGGATATGTCATCAACTGGATAAAAAGTGAATTAGCGAGAATTGAAGATGGAGCAAATAAGACCATTTCCACCGACTGATTTTATTGATCAAGCTGAAGAAGAGGAAGCAATTCGTATTGTTCCAGCGCCCGATTTAAAAAATTGGGTTGTTGCTAATTACTTAACTATTGGTGGACCTCTTTATAACCCCGATCATGATCACATAGCTGAACTGCTTCACGATAATGAAGAATTTTTAGCATTTGCTTGGGCCTCTTCTGCATATAAAAGCAAGCAAGCTATGGTGTTAGGCCAGTGCGAAAAAGTCATGTTCAATGTTGGTGGCTGGCGTAAGGCCAGACAAGAGCAACAGATGCGAGACTGGTTCGGCTTTGTGCCAACTTACTTAATAACTGTTGATGCTACCTTTTGCGAAAAAGCAAATGATCGTGAGTTTTGTGCTTTGCTTGAACATGAGCTTTACCATATAGGTGTAGAACGTGAAGAAGACGGCGAGATTATTTACAGTGATCATACTGGCTTGCCAAAGCACTATTTAGCTGGTCACGATGTGGAAGAGTTTATCGGTGTTGTTAAACGCTGGGGTGCAAATGAAAACGTTAAGCGGCTTATTGAAGTCGCTAAAAACCCGCCGTTTGTTTCTGATTTAGATATTTCGAAATGTTGTGGAAACTGCGTAATTACCTGAGCCTTGAGGCTCTTTTTTTTTGGCTATTTAGGTTGACGTAGGTTGACAGGATTGAGGATATGGCGGCTCTAAAAAAAGAGGTAAAACTCTTTATAGTTCGCTCACTTGCCGTATTTAATACACCCACAGAAACTGCTGAGCTCGTCAACCAAGAATACGGGATAAAAGTTACTAAACAGCAGTGTGAGAAATACGACCCGACCAAACGGGCAGGCGAGAACCTGAGCGAAGAATTAAGAAAAGATTTTGAAAAGACTCGCGAAATGTTTTTGGGTAAGCCTGAGGCAATCCCTATTGCAAATTTAGCGGTGCGTTTACAGCGCTACGAAAGCCAATATCAAAAGCACAGTAGAAACCGTGTAGCAGCTCTAAGCATTCTTAAGCAAGCTGCTGAGGACATAGGCGGCAAGTACACGAATAAGACTGAAATTACAGGCGCTGGTGGTGGTCCATTACAAAGCGAAAATATTACCTATGTGACTGCTACCGATGAGCAGGTAAGGCAGGCGATAGATGAACTCGAGAACGAATATTGATCCTGTTAAAGCCAAAGCTAAACGGATTAAATGTGAGAAAGAACATTTATTTTTCACTCGTGCTTTCTTCTTGCCACGTATGGGCTTTAAGTTTTCGGTCAATTGGCATCATGAATATATTGCCGACAAGATTGACGAGGTAATTGCTGGCAAGGTTAAAAACCTAGTTATTAACGTTCCACCCGGAAGCGGCAAAACTGAATTACTTACAAACCTTATTGCCCGTGGTATAGCACGTAATCCTCGTTCGCGGTTTCTGTATTTGTCTTTCTCACAGTCACTAGTTGAGGATGTATCGGCAACAGCCAGAAACATTGTTAAGTCGGAAGACTTTCAGAGTTTATGGCCAGTAAAGATTTCTACCAGTACGGATGCTAAGTCGAGCTGGAAAACTACCGTTGATGGTTATGATGCTGGTCATGTTTATTCTGCATCAATGGGTGGGCAGGTCACGGGTCGCCGTGCTGGTACATTAGCGGATAAAGGCTTTACCGGTGCAATTATTCTTGATGACCCATTAAAGCCTGAGGATGCATTTAGCCAAACAGCAAGACGTAAAGCTAACCGTAAGATCTTAAATACGGTCAACTCGCGTAAAGCTAAATCAGACACGCCAATTATTCTGATCATGCAGCGTTTGCATGTTGAAGATCCGACTAACTTTGTGATGACGGGTAATGTACCTGGTGAGTGGGAGCAGATCAGTATTCCCGCGCTTATCGATGATGAGTACATCAGTAAGTTGCCTAAAAAAATACAAAGCAAAATTCCACGTGATGTTGAGAGAGATGCGAAAGGCCGTCAAAGCTATTGGCCGTTAAAAGAATCATTGCAATCGCTATTGCAACTCGAACAAGGCGGACAGGATAAAGACGGTGCAACAGTATCCCGTTATACATTTGCAAGCCAATACATGCAAAACCCTAAAAAGCTGGGTGGTGATCTTGTTAAGGCTGAATGGTTTGGCCGTTATGTTGAATTACCTGTTCTTAAATGGCGTGCGATTTGGGCAGATACGGCGCAAAAGACAAAAGAACATAACGACTTCTCAGTGTTCTTATGTGCTGGTCTTGGCTATGACAATAACCTTTACATCATTGACGTGAAGCGTGGCAAATGGGAAGCACCAGAACTTTTAAAAGAAGCGAAGTCATTTATCAACAAACACAAGGATAGCAACACAAAGATTGGCAAGCTTCGTTATATGGCCGTAGAGGATAAGGCGAGTGGTACCGGTTTAATTCAGTCCATATCTAAGCAGACCACTTTACCAATACGTGCGATTCAGCGAAGTACTGACAAACTATCAAGGACAATGGACGTCATTCTTTATGTTGAAGAACGCCGTGTCTGGTTACCTGCTAATGCACCGTGGCTATTGAACTACATTGAAGAGATTGAAGGCCTTACTGCTGATTGGTCACATGACCATGACGACCAGTGGGACCCGACCATTGATGCGATTAATGATTCATTAGCCAAAAAGCCAACTGTATTTGATTAGAGGAAATTATGGCTGAAACTAAAAAGCCCGATGCAATTGGCGATGCAGGGGCATATACAAACTTTGTCTCAAATATTGGTACCGACCGTGACAAAGCTTCACATGGTTCATTCGTTAAGAAAGTTATTCCTGATGAGCAATTAGAAGCGGTGTATCAACACTGGTTGGCTAAGCGAATCGTCAACCGCCCAGCAAGTGACATGTTACGAGCTGGATGGTTCTATGAAGGGATTCAGGATAACGATTTATTAAAGCTCAAAGAGGCGTGTAAGACTTTTAACTTAGATGGGGTGCTCTTATCTAGCTTGGTCCTTTCTCGCTTGTATGGCGTTTGCTATGTGCTTCTAGGAACTGTGGACGGCGGCAACTTAGATCAACCGTTTGATTTAAACAAGTTAGGCGTGGGGCGTTTAGAGTTTTTCACGGTGCTTAAGAAAAAGCACATTGAAGCTGATACCAGTAAATACTTATCGCCTAAGGAGGCAGGTGGACTTTTAAAGCAGCCTGAATTTTATAAGTTAAAGCTGGACGGGAAATCAACTCAAAGAATCCACCATACCCGCTTATATAAGTTTGGCCATGCCGATGTAGTTAATGAAGAGCCGGTAAGTGTCTTACAGGAAGTTTATGAGGATCTACTTGATCATGCTGCCGTAAAGAAAGCCACTGCTAGTCTGGTCCATGAATCAAAAATTGACGTGATTAGAACACCTAACTTGGTCGATAAGATCAAAGAGGATATGAAATCCGTAGCTGAACGTTTTCTTAGTGTCGGATTGCTTAAGGGCTTGAACGGTATGATCGTTTTGGATAAGGATGAGGAGTACGACTCTAAATCTTATAGCTTTGGTGGTTTGCCTGATCTTATGCGTGAATTCTCAATTCAAGCTGCTGGCGCTGCCGATATGCCATATACAATTTTATTTGGGCAATCACCTGCAGGTATGAACGCGACTGGTGAGCATGACACTCGGAACTATTACGACAGTATTGCTACCAAGCAAATATGGTCCTTAAAGCCTTTCATGATGAAGCTTTTAAGAGTGATTGTTCAAACTACATTTGGACGTCAGATTCCAAGTTTGGACGTAGTATTTAACCCGTTATGGCAATTAGACGCTAAGGTCCGCTCTGAAGTTGAGAAAGCTAACGCAGAACGGGATGCTAAATATTTAGAGATGGGCATTATTACAGAGCCACAGATAGCAAAACAGCTTGTTATTGATGGTGTTTATTCAGTGATTGATGAAAAACATATCAAAGAGCTTGAGACAATGGTGAAGCTTAATGACAACGATAATTCAGATCCTGAAACCCCACCTCCAGCAGGCGAAGAAACGTAAAAAAGGTCGTAAAGCTTCCAAGCCGAGAGCCGTGCACGTAAACCGCCGTGTAGAGCTTTATTACACACGACAACTACTGGCTATTTCAAAATACTGTCAGGAACAAACAAAAGAATTGGTTATTCCTACAGTCGGCCAGAATATCGGTGATGCTTGGTTCTCAGACATGATGACGGCGTTTAGGGAAAAGCTCACAAAGTATGTTGTTGAGGTTTCGCGACCGTTGGCCACAAAAGTTGTGACTGACACCCAAAAGGAAGTGGACAAGCAAATTGCAGAGCACACTAAAACGATTATTGGTGTGGATCTAACGCCGTTCTATCGAGCTGCTGATATTCAGGATGAGGTAGATCTAAACATTACGGCTAATGTCAGTTTGATTAAGTCCATTCCACAGCAATATGCCGATAAGCTTGAAGTATTAATTACTAATGCTTTGCAGACTGGACAAACAAATGAAGAGTTGGCCAAAGCTATTAAGCAATTAGGGTTATCTACTGATTATCGTGCGCGCCTTATTGCTAGTGATCAGATGGGCAAGATTAACGGCCAAATCAACCAAGCCCGACAGCTTTCGATGGGTGTTGAGACATACACATGGCAAACGGCCAAAGACGAGCGAGTGCGGCCAGATCATCAACATAAGCAAGGCAAGACATTCAGATGGGATTCACCGCCAGATGGAGGACATCCCGGTCAGCCTATCCGATGTCGTTGCACGGCATTGCCTAACTATGAGGATATCTTAATTGACTGATTCTAACGCTAGCGAGAAATGCTGGAAGTGTGGGAAGGACCACGGTCCAAGAAGACCCACTCCGCCGATTGTTTGTACACCCCCATTAGTTAAAGTAGATGGAGTAGAAAGCTCTAAAAAACCTAAGCCTCCACCACCAACTGTTTCTACCCCTCCAATAAAATGGGATGAAGTAAGTAACGTAACCCCTGAGCAAATGAACCAGATCCGAGAACTCACTTTGAAAAAGGTTTTCTTGTCAGTTCTTTTAATTTCAATCCCCATTCTGCTTTGGAAATTAGATTCGATCATTATGGCTTTAAAAGCCTAATACCATTAATAAGGATTTATGGCCATGAAACGCAAAAAGTTTAGTAAAAAACGGTTTTATCGCCGTTTACAAGCACAGAAATTTGCTAAAGGCGGGTTTGTAACTGGTGGCGACTTCACTCCACTGTGGTTAATGTCTTGCTGTGACGGGTTTCCTAACTTGGCTAAGGCGGCGGGTAAGGCTGCTGAAAAGTTTCAAGAGGTGGTGGGAAGTTTAAAAGGATTGCAGCCGCCGAATATCAAACCCATTAAAACTAATATTTTTATTGATGGTGTAGATTTCGGTTCTGCTAAAGACTTTTCTGTTACCTATTCAAGAACGTAATTTTGAAAATTAATAAAGCCACCTTCGGGTGGTTTTTTTATTGAGCGCAATTTATGAAAACCATTTACCAACTCAAAATTGGTGACTTTGCGCCAAGCGAATCGACACGCTCATTTACCAAAGAGGGGTATCTGAAATGCGTCAATGTTCGCTTAGCTAAAGCGCCACAAGTACGACAGTACTATGCGTATGAGTTTCCATCTCTGGAAGGTTATACCGCTGATCAAGTCATCAGTGTCTACACGCCTGCAGAAGAGCTTTTCAAACCTGAGGCTATTCAAAGCTTCAATGGTGTAGACGCTACTGACTATCACCCGCCTAAAAATGAAATTAACGCTTCTAACTGGAAGGATTATCACATTGGCTATTGTGAGAACGTCCGGCAGGAAGGCGATTATCTGGTGGGTGATTTGCTCATTAAAGACAAGATCAGTATTGATCTGATCCAAAGCAACGAGCGGCTAGAAATGTCGCTTGGCTATGGAGCCTTATTAATCGTTGAGCAGGGTACGGCGCCAGATGGCACGCCGTATCAAGCCAAATTTATCAATTTTATAGGCAATCACGTAGCGCTCGTTAAATATGGCCGTTGTGGTGGTGATTGCCGCATCGGTGACAAACAACAAACTCCACATAAGGGGAATATATCAATGGAAGTTATTGTAAATGGTGTGCGCTATAACATTGGCGATAACACGCCTTTAGCGGATGCATTAAAAATCCAGCAAGAGCAGCTTGACAATCTAAAGGCGGCAAAGCTCAAAGTTGGTGATAAGCAATTTTCTATAGGTGATGAATTGAACGCAGTTCAAGCGGTTGTAGATCAGTTACATGCCGAAAAAACAGCACTGGAGCAAAAAGTAGGTGATCTGGAAAAGAACCAGATGACGCCTGAAAAGCTTGAGCAAGCTGCTGCAGAGCGTGCTGCTGTGATTGCCGATGCTAAAGCATTGGTGCCAACAGTTAAAACCGAAGGTTGCTCATGTGAGCAAATCAAGCGTGATGTTATTGCTGCAAAAGCTGGTGATGCTTTAGTAACTGCTTTGATGGGTAACGTATCAGTAGGTGATGCAAAGCCTGAGCAGATCGACACAACTTTCCGTGCACTCTGTGCTGTGAAGGGTACTCAACCTTCTAATCCTGTAGGTGATGCACTTCACCAGCAACAAAGTGTTAAAGCTGGCGATGGTGACCCAGCAGGCGGTGGGGAAGAAAAGACCTACAGTAAAGAAAACGCATACAAAACAATCTAAGGGGAAGTAAATCATGGTTAAGCAATACGATGCTGTACCCGGTATGAAGTTTCACCTCATTGGCCCAGAGGATATTTTATCCCTGCCTGTGGCTGGTACCGGTTTGGTAAACGATGGTGACGTGGTTGTACGAAGTACTGACGGAAAAACAGTTTCAGCGGTAACTGGTGCAACTAATACCAAGTTTGGAATTATCGTACGTCACGGCGTAGGTAAGTCAGGCAAAACGGCTGATGGCAAAGAAGCCTATAAGGCTACTGATGTAGCACCGGTTATGACGATAGGCTCGATTTACGTGAAGGTCACCGCACCAGTTACCGATATCAACGCAAAGGTTTATGTTAAAACAGCTAACGGTACCACAGCAGCGCCGTTAGGTTCTTTATCCCCAACAGCAACAGACGGTACAGAGTTACCGAACGCATCTTGGGAAACAATTTCAAATGAGCAGGGCTTAGCTGCTGTTCGCTTACGTGGGGCATAATAATTATGAGTAAATTGGCAGCAATGAAGCTACGTCTAACACCAGTAGCTCAAATGGTTCAGGCAAATATTGGGGATGCATTTAATATTGATGCATTAGCCCAGTTATTCGTTAAATTGGAAGAATTTAACGAAATGGGTCCTCAGCTTCAGCAAGTGATGGATTACGCTAAATACATTCCTGTTAAACCTGTCAATGCCGTATATGGTGGAGGAGAGATCCTAAGCCGTAAGAAGGGTGTGGGTATGGGTAAAGATCATTCAGGAACTGGTAATGATATTCCCGTGGCTGAAGTTGAATATGATACTGTTCAATTGCCAGTGAAGGTCGGCACGATCAGTTATATGTATTCAGTATTTGAGTTACAAGCAGCCCAAAAAATAAATTTAGCACTTGAAGC